TTAGCTAATAACGGTGCTGCTACATTCTCAAGTAGTATAACTGCTGGTGGTAGATATTTTGCTACAACAAGTGTTAATGATAATATACTTGAAGTAATAAATACTGATACAACAAACGGTTATGGATTGTTTGTAAGAGGAGGTGGTACGGCTTCTGGAAGATATGTAGCAAGATTTAAAAATGCGGCTGATTCTGATGTAATGTGGATTGGTAACACTGGAAACGTTGGGATGGGTACAACTACCCCAAGTTCCGTAAAACCAACTACAACTTTTGGATGGGCATCAAATTTGCCAAGTAGAGCAATTGAAATAGCACCGGCAGGTAGTGCGGCAAGCGGAGCAAATGCCGGTTTATTTTTAAGAAGTAGTGACGCTGCAAATGGATTTGATTTATGGGCAGATAACTTTTTTGGTGATGGATATTTAGATGTAAGAGGGGATGCTGGATTTATTTTTAGAGCAAGAACAAATGGTACTGCCGTAGAACGAATGAGAATCACATCTGCGGGTTTAATGTTATTGGGTGCAACATCATCTTACACTGATTATGCGGTAATACAAATAACTGCTGATAATAAAGGAATTGGAATTAGAGACAGTGATGGTGCGTACAGGGCAATCTATAATCAAAGTGGCACTTTATATTTTTGGAATGGAAGCAACGAGGGGTATTTAAGTTCTGCTGGTGCTTGGGTTAATGCTTCGGATATATCAATAAAAAAAGATGTTAAAGATTTACAATATGGTTTAAAAGAAGTTTTAAACTTAAAGCCTAAGTCTTATAAAATGATTGATAATGATTTGGCACAAATAGGATTCATTGCACAAGAAGTAGAAGAAATATTACCTGAACTTGTTGATGAAAGTAAAAAAGGAATGAAAGGATTGTCTTATAGTCAAATGACTGCCGTATTAGTCAAAGCAATCCAAGAATTAACAGCACGCGTACAAGAATTAGAAAATAAATAATATGATACTTAACTCACCTACAATATCAGGCTCACTAACAGTAACAGGCAATATAATAACCTCAGGCAGCATAACGCTATCAGGCTCTGTTGCATCAGCATCGTATGCTGCTACAGCATCATTTGTTGCTTTAGCGCAATCTGCATCAAATGCAGTTTCTGCTGAAACAGCATCATTTGCGAATGCATTTACTGTTGCTTCAACTTTAACGGCACAAACGTTAGTAGTGCAAACGATTACTAGTTCGGTAGATTTTGTGACTGGTAGTACAAGATTTGGGACATTATCTTCTAATACACATATATTTACTGGTTCATTAAATGTAACAGGAGCACTATATATTGCTACAGGTAGTGTAGGTATTGGAACTGTTTCTCCATCACAACTATTTGAAGTAGTAGGTGGCGAAATTAAAGCGGGTAGAGTTGATTCAAGTAACGAAGGTGGACAAGTAAGTTTTGGTAGAAGTACTGATAATGCTACTGCTTGGTATATTGATGCTTATGGAAACGTAGCGTCACCTCAACTTCGTTTTGTTAATGTTTCTAATGCTGTAGTAGCAATGACACTTACTGGAAGTAATGTTGGAATCGGAACGAGTAGTCCAAGTGCATTATTACACTTAGTACAAAGTACTTCAAACTTAAATATATACTTACAAAATACATTAGGTAGTGGTAGAACTTGGGCGGTAAATTCAGACACTAATGGTAAATTTAATATACACGATACAACTGCTAATAGATTAACTATCACAAGCGATGGTAATGTAGGTATAGGTACAAATTCGCCATTAGGAAGGTTTGATGTTTATAGAGCAGCTGGACTATCTGGAACTGCTGCAATAGTAATTTCTAGTGGGGAATCACCTTCTAGAAACTGGAGTTTAAATACTGATGTAGTTACTGATGGGGATTTTGCTATATGCGTTTCTACAACAACTGGAGGTACACCAAGCCCAACGGCAGGAAATACTAAATTTTATATTACAAAAGTTGGTGATGTCGGTATTGGAGGTACAGGTGCAGTATCTCAAAGATTAAGAACAGTAGGAGCAAGTAATACTTCAGATGATTATTCTTTAGTATGTGCTAAATTAAATGGCACATCTACTATGCTTATAAGAAATGATAACTATGCTTATATTGCAGCAGCTTCTTGGGCTTATGGTTCTGATTTAAGAATGAAAGAAAATATATCAGATGTTGAAAATGGATTAGATATGGTTCTTAAAATGAAACCAAAGCATTTTGATTATATAGATGGTCAAAAAGATAATTTAGGATTTATTGCTCAAGATATACAAGAAATAATACCACAAGCTGTAAGTGTATCTAATGAAGAATCAGGTATGTTATCTTTAAAAACAGATTTTTTAGTACCATACTTAACCAAAGCAATCCAAGAACTTAAGTCCCAAAACGACGCCCTACAATCACGCATTGAAACACTAGAAAGCAAATAAGATGATTATACATAACCCCATATTAACAGGTTCATTCACAGTTAACGGCATAGATGTCTCAAGCATCACCAGTTCAGCCGCTAGTTTAACTTCGTTAAACGCATATACAGCGTCTCAAAACAATAGAAATGGAACTTATGCTACTACAGGTAGCAATACCTTTGCAGGTATTCAAACTGTAAATAGTAACTTAGTAGTTACTGGTTCTATTACTGCGCAGACGTTGGTAGTACAAACTGTAACATCATCTGTGGTTTATAGTTCAGGATCTAATGTGTTTGGAAATAATATTACTGATACGCAGGTATTTACTGGGTCAATGAATTTAACAGGTTCATTAACTGTTGTAACTAATGGAACTGAGTTTCAAGTTACAAGCACTGGTGTAAATTTTGGAAATGCATTAACTGATTCTCATGTTATTAGTGGTTCTGTAAGAATTAATCCAAATGGATTGTTTGTTAGCTCAAGTGGTACTGTTGGGATTGGAACTACAACACAAGGTACTAGATTAGAGGTATCTAGTAGAGCAGCAGATGCTGATAGAACTATACCACACAACGTTTTAACAATTACAGCAGAAGGTAATTTACCTTATGGGTTCTTTGGTGGTGCTATTCTATTTAAAAATAGAAGTTATACTACCGGATTAGTAGAAAGTTCTCGTATAAGAAGTGTAATTTATGATGATGGTGCTCCTAATAATTTTGGTGGTGGGTTATGGTTTGAAACAACTCCAACTCCTGGTGGTACACTTGCTCCTTCTCTTGTTATAAATTATCAAGGTAGAGTTGGTATAGGAACAAGTACTCCTACTGCTGTATTAGATGTTAATGGAGAAATAAGAATGACAGGTTCTACTTTATTTAGAGGAATGAGTAGTAGTACTTTGCAGTTATGTGGGGGTTTATCAAGTTCAAATGTTAAAATTAATGGTTCAACAGAAATTATTACGATGGATACTAATGGTGGTGAAAGACTACGTATTACGGCTAATGGTTATACGAAAATGTCTAGCACATCAGCGTACGCGGAAATCGGAGGATTATACCACGAGTGTTATGGAGGAGCAGCAAATGGCTATACTCTTATAGTAACCAGCCCTGTTGTAACTCCTTTAGCTCAGTATGTATTTGACATTAGATTTTCAGCAGCGACACCAAATAATACTACTGCTAGATTTTTACACTGTAGTGATGCTACTGCTACAAGAGCAATTATACGCTCTAACGGAGGACTTTCAAATTTTCAAGCAAATAATACAGACTTATCAGATATAAGAACTAAAAAAGATATTATTTCTTTAGAATCTTATTGGAATAAATTCAAAGCATTAGAAATTGTAAAATACAAATATATAGACCAAACACACGACGATTTTAATATTGGTGTAATAGCTCAACAAGTTGAAGAAGTAGCTCCTGAGTTTGTAGATGTAGATGGATGGAGTAAAAATGATATAGAATCTGAATCTCCATTAAAATCTATCTATACAAAAGATTTGTACCACGCAACAATTAAAGTATTACAAGAAGCAATGGCAAGAATAGAAACATTAGAAATAGAAATAGACACACTAAAAAATAATTAATAATGATCTCATATTTTCCAGTCGTAACAGGTTCACTAACAGTATCAGGTAGTGTAAATATAAGTGGAGGAATAACAGCCTCAGGCGGCATTTCCATTTCAGGCTCTATAGCTTCAGCATCGTATGCTGCAACAGCATCATTTGTTGCTTTAGCACAATCTGCATCAAATGCAGTTTCTGCTGCAACAGCATCATTTGCAAATACATTAACTGTAGCAGGTAATTTGACTGCACAGACGTTGGTGGTGCAGACAATAACATCAAGTGTTGATTTTGTGACTGGCTCTACGCGATTTGGAAGTTTATTAGCTAATACTCATGTATTTAGTGGTTCTGTTACTATGAATCCAAATGGGTTGTTTGTTAGTGGAAGTGGATTAGTAGGAATAGGTAATGTTATTCCTGCTTATACATTAGATGTTACAGGTACAGGAAGATTTACAGGAGCAGCTACATTTAATGGAACTGTAAATGTTTATGATGGAAGCTCTCGCGGATTAAGCATCAGCAACTCAAGCGGAGCAATTACTTTTAGTAACAACTGGGGTAAAACAACTTTTACTGCACCCTCTGCTCAAGATATTGAATTTAACGATGATGCTGGAGTAAAAAGATTATTTTTAAAGAATGGAGGCAGTGTAGGTATTGGTACAAGTAGTCCATTAGTTTTATTTGACGTAAGACAACCATACGCTAAAACAGACACAACAAGAAGAGATATATTATATGCTTCAAACGAATCTTCTCCATCCGGATTAAGAGTATCAATTGTAGGTGGAGCCTCTCAAGCAGTTAGAAGTGCACATTTACAAACTACTGATTGGGGTATAACCAATGACGGAAGTATAGTACTACAACCTTTTGGAGGAAATGTAGGAATTGGTATAGAAAACCCATCAAGCATTTTATACATCTCTGCTCAAAGTGATACAGTAGGAGGAAATGGTATTAGATTAGGAAATAGCGGAGTAAATAGAATATGGAATACAAGATTTGGAACTAATACTGATCTTTCATATAATCTTGATTTTTATGATGGATCTACTTGGAGCAATAGATTTAAATTATCTTATACAGGAGCAGCTACATTCTTCAGTACAATAAGTGCAGGAGCAGCTACATTTAGTGGTAGAGCAATATCTAATGGATACAAAAGCTATTCAGGAGAAATAAGTATAGCATCAGGTGTAACTTCTACTATATATACAATGGGTGATAATGGATTATATACAGTACAAATAATAGTAGGTGGAGGTTCTTTAATTTATAGTGCAGCCGCAATATTTTACTCTCACTCAAATAATGGACAGTTTGTTAAAACTATAGATTTATACGATGGAGCAAACGTAACATTAGACCAATCAGCTGGTGCTATAAGAATAACTAATAATGGATTTGCAACACTTACATGGAACTGGAGTATAATTTTCCAACCATTTTAACATGATTTAGTAAAAGCAATCCAAGAACTCAACACCAAATTCGAAGAATACAAGGCAACTCACCCATAATATTTATACACAACAATGAATTTATATCAACCAACAATAACAGGCTCACTATCGGTATCAGGTAGTGTTAATATTAGTGGATCAATTAGTATTGAGGGTGGCGGTACTATATCAGGTACTGCATCAATAGCAACTACTGCATTAACTGCATCATTTGTAGAAAATGCACAAACTGCTAGTTATGTGCTAAATGCAGTTTCTTCTTCATTTGCATTAACTGCATCATCGGCAGATAATTTATTAGTAAGAAATACATTAACTGCGCAGACGTTGGTGGTGCAGACGATTACTAGCTCGGTGGATTTTGTTACTGGCTCTACGCGATTTGGATCTATAGCTGCTAATACGCATGTGTTTACTGGTAGTATTTCAACTAGTGGAAGTATAGGAATTGGAACTTCATCTCCAACAAAAGCATTAGAAATATTAAGCAATACATCACAAGATGGTATTAAAATAAGTGGAGCAAGTAATCCAAGATTAACAATAATTGATACTACTAATAACGTACAATTTGACGCCTTAACTACTGATACAGAAGCAGTATTAAGAACTGATACAAACCATCCTTTACATTTATCAACAAATGGTACATTAAGACTTACTATAGCTGCTTCAGGTTCAGCTACATTCTCTAGTGCAGATTTAGCAACAGACGGACTTGGTAATGTAAATATTTTTACAACAGATGCTGCAGCAACAGGTAGAGGAGGTTCATTAGCATTTGGTGGTGGAACAACAGGAGGAACGAGTCCATATGCTTTTGCTAAAATAGAAGGCATATACGATGGTACTGCTGCTTACAATGGTGCTATGTTATTTAGCACTAATAATGGTGGAACTATTACCGAAAGAATGCGTATCACAAGCGGTGGTAGTGTACAAATTACTGCAAATGATTCTTTATTAGTATTACAAGCTGCAACGGTTAATAAGGGTATTGTTGTTGAATATAAAAATTCAGCGGCAACAAGAAGGGGCTATGTTGGTTATGGTGGTGATTCAAGTTCATTGTTTGAAATTTCAAATAGTGAAAATGGTGCAATAGATTTTAGAACAAATGCAGCATTTGCAATGCGTATTACAAGTGCAGGTAATATAGGTATTGGTACAAGTAGTCCTTTACAAACTGCAACAAATAGAACTGTTTTAACTATAAATGCTACAACTAGCAATGTATTAAATTTTGGTGTTGGTGGAACTTTATCAGGTTATATTTTTAATGATGCTTCTACAACAGGTTTATATGCACAAGGTGATTTATACTTACAAGCAGATGGAGCTAAATTTACAGCATTTGTAAATAATAGTGTTGAAAGAATGCGTATTACAAGTGGGGGTAATATAGGTATTAATACAACTACTCCTAGTTATAGATTACAAATTGGAAATACAAGAAGTTTAATTATATTAGATGTTGATGCAGAAGGATTTGCTGGTGGAACCACTGCTATGTATGTAGGAAGGCAAACATCTACAAATCGTTCAATTAATGCTGCTGGAACTATTAATGCAAGTGGTGCTGACTATGCTGAATATATGATAAAGTCAAATAGCAATTCAACATTTCATAAAGGAGATATTCTGGGAGTAGATATAAATGGTTTATTAACTGATATTTTTGCTGATTCTAAATCTTTTGTTGTAAAATCTACAAATCCTTCCTATGTTGGTGGCGATAGCTGGTTTACCGAAATGAAGCCAATAAAAACTGCAGAAGAAACAGATGAAGAATATGCTCAAGCAGTAGCGGCTTGGGAAGCAAGATACCAAGAAGCAAGAAAAACTATTGATAGAATTGCATTTAGTGGTCAAGTACCTTGCAACATAACAGATGCAAATGTAGGTGATTACATTATTCCAATCGAATTAGAAAACGGAAAAATATGCGGACAAGCAATTACCAACCCAACATTCGAACAATACCAAATATCAGTAGGTAAAGTATGGAAAATAATGGATGATGGTCGTGCTTGGATAGCAGTAAAAATAGGTTAATATTTATATAAAACAATAACACAATGCAATACATCGTATTAATGGAATTTATTCCAGGATTAACACAAATCTGGGTAGCAAGACTACAACCAGAAGATCCAATCTACACATTCGACACATTAGAAGCTTGCGAAGCGAAAGCCGCAGAACTTCAAGCAGCAGACAGTAGTGGTAGATTATACAAGGCAGCAGAAGCAGACGCTACAGCAACCTATTAATATTTTTCAATATTTATACTTGATTAATCTTGTATAAATAATGATAATAGATAGCCCTATCATAAGCGGTTCATATGCCGCATCTGGTTCACTCAATCAACTTGGAGATGTCGTAATTAGTGGTAGCTTAACTGTTACAGGTTCTATCATTGGTACTGCATCATTTGCTGAAACAGCATCATATTTAAGTGGTTATGTATCGCCATTTCCATTCACAGGCTCCGCAATTATTAGCGGTAGCTTAGAGGTGACAGGAAGTGCAAATATTCCTAACATTACAGGATCATTATTAGGAACTTCATCATTCGCAAACACAGCAACTTCATCATCTTTTGCTACAACAGCATCGTTCTCATTGAACGTTCCTGTTACATCATCTTACGCTAATAATGCTACTTCAGCATCATTTGCTACTACAGCATCTTATTTAACAGGTTATATATCTCCTTTTCCATTCACAGGATCTGCAATTGTATCTGGTAGCTTAGTAGTTACAGGATCTGTAGCTGTAAGTAATCTTCAAGGAACTGGAGTAAGATATTTAGTAGCTGATGCTTCAGGTAGCATAACTGCTCAAACGGCATCAGCAGCAATCAAACAAACACAAGCATTTACCTCATCGGCAAACCAAACCTCATTTACAATAGATAATGGTTATACTACAGGTTTAGTTGATGTATTCATCAACGGTACAAAACTAGCACCTGGTGTTGAATTTACAGATACAACAGGTACAGTTATTACCCTTGCTACAGGATCAAATTCAGGCGATTTAGTTGAATTTGTAAAATATTTTCCTGCATCAGGTGTAACAAATAACGCTTTAAGACAACAAACAACATTTACAGCTAGTACAGGTCAAACTGTATTCTCTGCATCATATACACCAGGACTATTAGATATATTCTATAATGGTTCTAGATTATCAAATAACGAATATACCGCAAATAACGGCACTTTCTTCACTTTAGCTACAGGTAGTGTAGACGGCGATATACTAGATGTATTCGTTTATTCATACCAAGTAGGCGCTTTTAGCGGTATTGGAGGTCAGGGTATTGCAAGCCAAATAGCATATTTTGGAACTACAAATGCAATTACTGGTTCACCTAATTTTACTATTAGTGGTTCTA